TTGTCAAAGGAAATTTAGGCAAGTGGATTTGGGAATCCAGGTCGTCCGAACTAAATGACCCCTATATGGGGGTTTTCAGTGGGTGGGTCATCCACCTTGCCCGCCTCATAGTTCGGGTCGTTGGCTTCGAGGAACCGCCGCCGTGCCCTTGCCTTGTTCTCCGCCACCTTCTCCTTGGTATGGCTTCTCATCTCTTGGTGCGTCTTGATATGGCAGGCGACACACAATAACTCGATGTTGCTGACATCGTATGCCAGTCGCGCCATTGCTTGTGGATCGTCAGGGTTTGCGCTTTCGACAGGTACGATGTGGTGGCAGTCCACACCTGGAGTGATGTAAGGTACACCACGTTCGGCTATGCCCTCGCGCTTGCACCGCTCACACAATCCTCCTGCCCGTTTCCACACGATGCGCTTCACCTCTGCCCACCGCTTAGAGTTGAGTAGTCGCTGGTACTGTTTGCTTCTGCTCATGGCTCCACGTCGTATGGTTTGACTCCCAGTGATTGTTCGATGTCGTCGGCTGTCACAGGTGTATCTGTCGTCGTGGCATCGTAGTCGTCGAACTTGATGCGCTGGTCTGCTGCCAACGAGTCGGGGCTGCGGTGCTGCTTGCCTTTGGTCTTCGCACCGTAGGCGATGGTCTTACCTCCGTCCGTGCGGTTGGCATCCTCGAAGTCGCGGCGGTAGTCGGCATTCATCTGTTCGATGATCTCGGCATCACACAGGCGGTTGATGACCTCGCTCACCGTCTCACACTCCAAGATGATGCGGGCACGAAAGAGTTTCATGTATAGTTCAGGCATACAGATGTTGAAGATGCGCTCGAAGATGTGCATGACGTTGGCATCCTCTTCCCATATCCCCATGAACGGTTTCGACACCATGACCGCACGGAAGCCGCGCTTCTTTGCATCCTCGTCTTGGAATATATAGACGGCCTGTGCCACCTCCTTCTGTACGGTGGGGTCGGCAAGGTTCAGCGCATTCGCCCAGCCAGTCATGTGCTCGAATATAGACATGGCTCTCTCCATCTCCTCACTCAGATTGTGACGGTCGTCCATGTATCGGATGAGCGTATCGCACACCATCTGAATCAACTCGTATATAGTCATGCCCTTATGCTTGGCTATCCGTGCCAACCGCTCCGCAGCCGTCCTGCTGAGTTTGGTCGCTACCGTCACATGGTGGTTGCTCTGTTGGTTGAATTGTTGTTCGTCCATTTTTCTTGGTTTTGTTGAAGTTGTAACGTTTTCTCAATGTCTCGCGCCACAGTCTTGTGCGAGGGTCAGCCATTTCGTCTGGATCAAGGAAAGGCTGTGTGGTGTCAACCATTTGGGTGATGATATCTCCTATCTTCACAGGTTCGTGCTTCTCTTCCACCTTGCGAGGTGTCTCTCCAGTCCGCATCATGCGTATGGCGATGTCGGCGATGTCGGCTTTCTGTCCGTCAGCGTCCGTCCAACAGGTATCAAAGTAGCGAGTGTATATCTGTACGTTGTCGCAACCGAGTTTGTCAACGACCTGTTGCCACGCTTCCACACCGTCTTTGTCAGGCCACAGCCATATTTGTCTGCCTTGGTCTATAAGCGGTTGCATACTCTCCAGTGTCATGTTCGACAGACCGCCGCATGCCAACCATATCTGCTTCTCAGGGTGTCCGTAGTAGTTCGCCATGATGAGGGCGGTCTTCTCACTCTCCACGATGTTCACCGCTGCCTCTGGGTACTTCGCCAATAGGTGAGCACCAAACAGTGGCTTCAGGATGGTGTGGTCATTCGGTTTGAGTGTCTGTCGGCACCCGTCTTGATTGTACAACCATCCTGGATGCACCTCTTTGTCTCGGTGTCCGAACTTAGGATGATTCTGCGGATAGAACTTCATTAGCTTTGCAGACCTCGGTACTCCCGTGTGGTCTATCTGCCAGAACACCACGCGCCCGTCATGCCAACCACCCACGCAGTAGAGCCACAGGGTGTCTTTTATTCGGTCGCGCTGTTCGTCGTTCCACGGCAGCAACCAGAACCAGTACGTGAAGAGATTCTTGGAGTAGTCAATCTCCATCGTGCGCTTCACCCATGACCTCGGTATCTCCAACGCTGGAGGCGGTGGCGGTGTCGGTCGTGGTGGCGGTGGAGTGTAGTTGAACGGCACGTCATCGACTTCGATGTTGTACTTACGTCCCAGCCAACGGATAGCGTCAGGAAACGACAGCCGCTCGTGCGCCATCAGGAACTTCACGGCATCACCCTTCGCCTCACACGCAAAACAACGGTACGTGTTTCCGTGCCTCGCTGCTGGGATGCTCGAAGGTCTGACGATGAAGTTGCCAACGGAATGGTCGTCGTGGAACGGACACAAGCCAGTGAGATTCACACCTGCCTTGCGTAAGTCCACGAAGTCGCCGATGACGTCCTCTATCCGAGTCGCGTCGAGTACCTTGTCAATGATCCACTTCTCTATTTTTGCCATGTGAAAAACTTGATTACTAATGAAGTCACTACCTTGATTACTATAAAAGTTTCTACCTCGTATAAGGTGCCACCTTTTACCTCGTAAAAGCCTGTGCCTTTTACCTCGTTGAAGTTCCTACACCTTCTTTCCAAAGAATGACTATAAACTCGCCGAAGATGGTCTAAGAACTGCGCAAAATCTGTATAGCAAGAACGCGCATGTACGCGCGTCGCCCGTGTGTACGTGTACCATCCACCCGCCACAGATATATTAATATCTGTGGGGGTGGGGGTAAAACGGACTAACGGGAAGTGACTGGATAATAGCGACGGGTATTCAATCGCTTTATGAGTGTTCCGTTGATGATAGATTGCTTGATGATTCTATCCGTCACTCGGTTACTTGTGTAACCACTATTTTCCTTCAGCCACTTTGCTAATTCAGAATATCTTGCACCCTTATCGGTCCAAGGATAGTCTTTCAGATAGTCTTTCGTTATATCCATGATTAGAAGTTTGGTTCTTGATTGTCGTCTGGTTTGTCAAATGGAAGGTCTTCAACCTTGTCGTTTGGTATCTCAGCATTCAGTCCAGCATAGTGATACTTCTTGTTGTCGGTCTTATAGATGATTCCTGCCTCTCGTGCAATGTCAAACAGACTGCCTATTTGTCGCTTGCTCGTAACGCCTTGCGCTCTCAGAAAGTTTTCAAGTTCCGTGTATGTGGCTCCCTGTGTGGTCCATCTGAACAACTTGAAGCGGTCGTCTGCCTCAATCCGTGCCTGCTGAATCTTTGCGTCGGCAATGTCAATATCACTGGCGACTCTTCGCATCTGAGGAACACCCAAGGCTCCAGCAGCACCAGTCACGACAAACTCCCAATCTTCCATGTCCTTGCCGCGAGCATCGTCTTGTTTCACCGTAAAATACACCTCGCCAGTCTTGTCGTTTTTATGTTTGATACAAACCAGCGTGTCAGTGATCTTGTTTCCAAGTTCAGTACCCAAGTGACCGCGCATCTTCGACTCATCATCATTCTTTGGTCGTGGATTCATGTGCAACGTGTTCCAGATGCAAATCTGTTTTTGCTCTGCCAATGCCATGAGGTCTGTCACCAAGGCACTCGATTCTTCGTTGTCGTTGAAGTCGCCTATAATGTCACGGATGCCGTCAATGAATACTGCGTCAGGGTGCAGGATGTCTATGGCTTGCTTGATAAGGCGATAACGCCGCCTGTAAGCCTTTTCTATTACCGTACCCTTGTCGTCCTTCACATCGGTAACGGAACGCAGCCACAGCACGGCAAAACGCTCACAGGGCAAATCCATCTGCCAATCGCACAACCAATGAACACGTCTCAGCACCTTCGCGCTGTTCAGTTTCTCCATCTCGGTATCTACATACAACACCGTCGGAAGGTGTCCGAGATATTCAAGTGTGCGTTGTGGCACCCGCAGTCCTGGCAGGTATGTGTTGACTCGTGTTGAATTGACTCCGAGCACCGCAGCCATCAGTTGCGCCAACAGAAACGTCTTACCGTTCTTCTTCTGTCCGCTGATAGCCTGAATACCTCCAAGTGTCGAGAATGGCACTCCGTTGTATTCGAGTAGGTAGTACGGCTCTGGGTAGTTCTCGGTGGCATCCAACAGGTACGGCTCGATTTCCTTCATCCGTTGCCTTTGCACATCCTCATCCCCTGGCAGTGGTATTTGTTTATCTCTTTCTTCGCTCATAGTTCTTCATATCTCTCTTTGATGGTTTCAACGTCCATACCCAGCATCAAATGATGGCGGGTGAGTGTCTCCTGTATGTCTGTCAGTACCTTGATGCCGCAGCCGTGCATGTGTTTCAGTTGTTCGCGGGTCAGACGGGCAACGTCCTCCAGTGTGATGTCATCGTAGTTGACCGTCGCCACTCCTCTGATGTTCGCCACCGCATCACGGATGATGTGTAACGAGTGTCGCTCAAAGCCAGCACTCTTGACAGGGATTGTCATGGATTGCAACACCGTTTGCAGGAATTGTTTCGGTGGTATCACACGACCTTTGGTGCTGACATCACTGTCTTGCGACCATTCGGGCGTTGGTACGCTTCGAGTCTCAGCCTTCATGTCGGAAATAAGGTTGCGCAGTGTGGCAATCGTTGCACGGCGGTCGATGTCAGTCCGTTGTAGGTCCTGTATCTCTTCATCCTTACGTCGCAACTGCTCGATGAGTGCCTTCTGTGTCGGCCATTCCTTCAGGGCTTGCAACAGGTTGCGCATCTCTGCCTTCGTCATCACCTTCGTCTCACCACAGGCGAAGCGGGTAAAGAAGCCGTCTATCAGTTCCTCTAACGAGAAGTACATATACCCTTGTCCGTTGACGGTCATGTCGTAGCCGCTGCCGTGGGTGTGTATCGTGATGTGTGGTCGTTCCTTGGTCATAGTTCCCATAGTTTAATAAAAAAGCGGGAAGTGTCTTGCGACACCTCCCTACGGTTTAGAGCTTCCCGCTGCTCAGTCATTAGTAGGACTTATTTCTTTTGCCAATTCCTGTTCGGCAGATCGCCGTGCATGTTCGGCATATTCTCTCGCTCGTGCTTCCATCCCGTCGGCTGATGGTTGCTGACGTAATCACTGGGCTGGTGGTGGGAAGGGTATGTCATCTTTGTTTTCTGTTTGATTGTTCTGTGTCTGTTGTGCTCTTCCACCGCCGACGACATACTCCATGATGCCCCATGCTTGCACGTCGTTGAACCATCTGCCCTCGAACTCGTGAGCATCAAGGTCAAATGATACCGTCACCGTCTTACCCATCAGTGACTCGAAACGGGCAATGCGCTGCTGCAAACCGTCACGCACCGAGAAGTTGATGTGACGCGGATATTGACCTGGTATCTCCAACAGGAACTCAGCCGTCTTCCATGCCTGTCCCGTCCGTTGGCTAACACCCTCGCGCACCGCAACCTGTTTTACCAAAATTCCTTGTATTTCCATAATCTAATATATTGATGATTCGTTAGAATTTACCCGCAATGCCGAGCACGATCAAAAACACTACCAGCCCAATGTGAGTGTACACTACCTGGGCGTTTGTAAATGTCTCACCACAAATGGCAGAGAACGTCATGTTGTTCCTGCCCATCCATTTCAAAAATCTTTGCTTCATAATCGTATCATTTTTTTTGTTTGATATTAAACTCTTTCATCCACTTCTTCTGAAGTTTCCTCTCAATCGCTTCAAGATGTTTGTCTTTCTTCGGTTCTTTCATCGTCTTTTATGTATTTAAGTGAATAATGTTATCAAAAAGAGCACGACCTTCGCAGGCAGTGCTCGTGTATAAGCCTATGTTTAACTAAAAATCCTCCCCTCTGCGTTCTCACGGGCTTGGGACCGTCACCATTGAACACAATGATGGTCGCATTAGAGTCTTTGACCGCGCTGCTTGCCTCTGCCTTTCGGCTGCTTGCTTCGACGCATCGCCACCACTTCGTAGCCTTACCCATCCACCTCCTTGAATCAGCACGGATGCCTATCCTCTTGGTGCCACTTCCTGGCTTCCTTCGACCTGTGAGTTTCCTTCAACCTCTCTACACGTAGAGAGTAGTACTGTCCCTGTTAGCCGACCTATCGCTTACGCTCTTCCAGTACCGCTTTCATGTCGCCGCATCGGGTCTGTCTTACGGCAGGATGAACACGTCATCCCTCAGTCTATTGTTCAACCGCTGATGTTGTTGGTTCTCAGGTACGCACCCCTGATGGTGTTTGTGGAGGAAGGCGGATTCGAACCGCCGACAACCGTTGTCCGAAGACATCACTTAGGCTCTACCAACTGAGCTATTCCCCCGAAAGTATCCTGATCAATCTTCCTTATGATTCTTCGCAGAGTTTCATATCATTCTCTGACAAGTTTGATATGATTCTTTGAGAAACCAGCGAACTTCACAGCGGGCTGGGTAAGACCTAATTAATTGAGTATGTATGTTATAGGAGTTCGATGTCTCTCTCACTCACCATCCGCTGAATCTGATGCAGCGGATAAATCCAAGGAGCCTTGGAGCCAGAAGATGATCTGCGACGCGGCAACTTCGCACCATACATCTTCAGCCATCCTGCCGTCATCGTCTCAAAGTATGTTGCCAAAGTCTTACCCGTCACCCACTTCTCATTGTAGGTCTCGTAAGCCTCCTGCACACCTTTGCGCACCTCGGCAATAATCTTCTCTCTCAACACTCGGTCCATGACTATCCAATTCGTGTGATACTTACAGACTTCGATTGGTAGTCAGGTTTTACCGTGAACTCCAGTCCCTCTTCTTGCTTCATCTGGGTGCAAGTCACGCGGGCAGATGTTACCTTCTTAGCATCCAACAGCGTGAAGATGCGTGTCTGTCCGATACGCATATCTCGCAACTCCTGTCGTGTTACTTTTTCCTGTGCCATTTCTTAAACTTACTTAATAATTAACATCAATTTCGTGTTAATCGGGGAAATAGCCGTATATTTGCACTCTATCACCTTTGCAAAGACGTGTATCACGTCTGACGGCTATTCTTATGTCCCGATTCTTACTTTCTTAGTTTCGGTGGCAAAGATAGAAAAAGAAAATGAAACCCGTGTCAATCGGTGTTGATTATTAAGTTTTTTTAATACAAACGTTGTAAATTGATGTGGATATGAGATTGAGTAATGAACTTTTCGCCAAGGCTCTTGATTGGCTCTATGCCAATGGCAAAGTCAAGGATCAGAAGGAGTTGGCTGCTAAGACTGGAATCACAGAGACTACCATCTCCAGAATATTGAACGACAAAGTGAAAAAGCCGTCCGAAGATACCCTGCGGAAACTCAACAATGCTTTCGGAGGCATCTTCAACATGGAATATTTCCGTGGCAAGAATATCCACATGATTGCTGATGATGCTTTACAGGCAAAAGCCGAAAAACATCTACAAGATATACCAAAGCCTATCGACTACACATTCCTTATTGAAAAAGCTGTCGAGAAGGCAACGGCTTTTGCTGACAGGACTATCGCATCACAAGAAAGGCAACTTGCCGAAAAGGATGCAACCATCAAAGAAAAGAATGCTCAAATCAAAAAACTCGAAGATGAAAAACGCGCACTCGAAGAGCGTAATCGCATACTTGATGAGCGCATCCGTGAACTTGAGGCATTGAACAATGAAAAAAGTATATTCAACTCACCATTCCCGATTGGTGTCGCTGATGACAGAACTTCTAAACAATTATAATTATGCAAACATTATTATTAATTATTTTTATCGTAGCGATAGTATGCTTTTGCCTATGGGACAAAAACCGTGCTAAAAAGAAACAACAGACGAAATCACAACAGCCCATGCACTTCGACATGCTCGATGAGAACGGCAACCCCATCCGCAAGCCAATAGTAGAAGTAACGGTTGGTGGTGGCTCAGATGCACCAATTCAGGAACTCCAATACTTCTGTATCAAAGACAAAGGCTACCATACCAGCGTATGGCCAAAGAGTAATGGGTATCGAGGTCTGGACTATATTGAGTTCAATATTGCAGGCATTTCTCACCAAGAAAACATTGACCAATACCTTGGTGAGTTCATCGCCACCTTGGAGTCAGAACCTACCAACCCCTACGACGAGAACGCCATCAAGATTCTCGCTCCTGACGGTCATCACCTCGGCTATGTCCCACGCGACACTACTGACGCAATCCGTGACATCACTACCCTCCCCTGCTCCTGTTACTGCTACATCGGAGAGCACGACGGCACCTTCTTCTCCGACTGCTATATCATAATAAAATGACCAATGTTTCCTCACTCATTTTCCAAACATGCCACACAATCCTTTATATACCTACAAACTCCATATTCCGCAACTAACCCCAAACGGATCACAATGCGGAAAAGGGGAAAACCCTGAAAAACAAAAGAAAAGCCCCTATTTACCGCGCTCAAATGAAATTTCAACTATTTACAATAATAGTCGAATAATGTCAGATATAGTGAAATATTACACCAATGTTTCCCCATTTGTTTCCCCAGGCAGAAAAAGGTGGGGAAACAAACTTAAAATTTTTAAAAATGAGTAAGATTACAACAACAATAGTTTTTGATCACAGAGGACGTGCGAAAGATGGTGCGAAAGGACAGCTGGAGGTTCGCATCACGCATGACCGCAAGAATATATATATTGGCACAGGTGTGCGCATACATAAGAGTGAATGGGTGGCTGGTCGCATCGTAGGAGTCATCGGTGCTAAGTCACTCAATGACCGCTTGGAAATTATATATCAGAAGGTGAATGATGAGGTAAATGCCTGCGAACGTGAAGGACGTGAGATAAATTCAGAGGACATCAGAAAGAAGGTGTGGCAGATTGTTGAAGCGAACAGCGATGAGCCGACATTTCTGAATTGGCTCGCAGAGCAGATTCCACTCCTGAAGATTAAAGAAGGCACAAAAAAGCATTATGTGACTCTCCAAAGCCGTCTCGATGAGTATGGCAAAATGCAACGCTGGCAGGATATTTCTATTGAGAATATTGTAATGTTTGATGCTTGGTTGCATGCTCTACGTCCGGCAGGCGATGGTGCGGTTGCGTTCGGTCGTTTGGGTGAAGGACTGAGCGATGCAGCGATATATAACTATCACAAGTGTCTGAAGGCTCTGCTGCGTCGCGCTGATATGTTTGGGAAGATAGAACGCAATCCGTATGAGCGGTTGCGCGGTCAATTCAATCGTGGAGATAAAGAGAACGTTGAATATCTGACAGAAGATGAAATGCAGACCATCATGAGATTGGAACTGTCTGAAGGTTCGCTGTTGGCAAAATGCCGTGATCTGTTCGTTTTTCAAATGTGGACTGGTCTCTCCTACTCTGATGCTCAGGCTTTCGACATTATCAGCTATAAGCAGGTGGACGGCAAATGGCTAAACGTGGGCGAGAGAATAAAGACGGGTGTGCCGTATGTGAGTCAGTTATTGCCGCCTGTTGTCGATGTCCTGAAAAAGTACGATTGGCAAACACCAAAGATAGAGAATCACGTTTACAATAGGATGCTGAAGGCAATAGGTGCGATGGCTGGCATTGAAACCAAGCTGCATAGCCATTTGGCACGGCATTCCTTCGCCACCTATATGCTGAGTAATGGCACCAGAATCGAGCACGTTGGCAAGATGTTAGGTCAGACTAACGTCAAGACGACACAACGATATGCCAAGGTGTTGGCTAAAGATGTACATGAAGATTTCGATAAAATAGCAAAACTAATAAAATGAAAAAGAAAATAATCAAGGTATTACGTGGTGCTCTGGTGAAAGGTGAAGACTGGAGCAAGTATCAAAACAAAATGTTAAATAACCTTAACGGGGGGGGTAAACAGCAATGTGAAGCCCCCAAAACCGAAGATTCCGCCTGAATAACCAACATTCATTGTTCATTCATAGTTTTGGGCGGGACGGAGGGATTTTTTTTGTTGAAGACACAAAAATACAACATATTTTCATTTATTCATTTAAATTATCAACATTATGAAGAAATTGTTCTTGATGGCTTTGGCGGTGGCCACAATGACCGCTTGTGAGAAACCTATTGTCGGAGACGTTGACGATGACTATTTTGATGATGAAGAGGTTGTTAATCCTGACGTAGAACCGACGAAGAAATTTACGTTTACTGTCAAAGGAGATTTCAACAGTCCTACTATGCGGGGGTATCTGCAAGCTGATGGAAAAGACATGACTGATTTATGGGTCTTTGATTTCATGGATGGTACATGCGTTCAGTCACTCCATCAGACGAACACGGATGAGGACTTCGGTGCTCCTGTCATGCAACTGGCCTATGGTGCGCATCACGTCTATTTCGTTGCCTCCCGTGGTGCTACTCCAACACTCAATGAGACTGCAAAGACGATTACCTGGGGAACGGTCAGAGACACCTTTTGGAAAGATTATGAAGTTTCCGTCGTAAGCACCAGCAATGGCAACCGAGCCGTAACGCTTGACCGCGTGGTGACGAAGTTAAAGGTGACGATTGATGATGAGATACCAACAGACTGCGCCACGTTGACCATCACGCCTGCCACATGGTACAATGGTCTGAATTATACGACTGGTGCCATTCTTCCGATGACAGGAGAGACCGCCCAGACGGTTAGCATTCCTGCCTCGTATATCGGTACGGTCGGTCAGTTGAATATGACTATCTTCGGATTCAGTACCGCAACGGAATGGACCACCGATGTCACTGTTGCCGCTAAGAATGGATCGTCTGCTGTTCTCGGTTCTGTCACTATCGAAGATGCACCCTTTAAGCGCAACCGCTCGACGGAATATCATGGAAACCTCTTCGCCGTTGCTGCTTCGATGGGTCTTACATTGAATGCCGATTGGGACGATGCCGCAACTGGCAACTGGTAGAAAAACAAACAGGCAGCCGTAATTATTTTGCGGCTGCTTGTTTTATTCTTTGGTTCTCCAATTCTATTTCACGTTGCATTTCTTTCACATCATCGTGAGAAAGACTCTCTGACGTGTCGGACTTGTATCGGTCGCAATACAATGGTCTCCACCTTACAGGTCCCTTGTTCTCCTTATCGCCAGACATACAATGCGCTGCGCTGTATGCCGTCAGACGTTGCAACTGATACATCAGTACGTTGCGGTGGTAATAGCCTCTCTCAATGAGCATGATTTCCCAGTACCGCATTTCGTACAGGTACTCGTGCCTGTCTCTTCCGATTTCGCCTACGAACCGCTCGAATCGTTCGCAGGCGGTTGGGCGTTTTTTGGCTGTTCGGTTGTCTCTTCAAACTCTGAATCAGGGACGGTCTTTGGTACGGTGTACCATGTTTGCCTGAGTTCAATGACAGACGTTATAAGATTCTTCACTTCCGTAGGCTCTGCCTCATACATGATGTCCTTTGCTGAGATAGGCACTTCCTGTTCGTTGCGCTCATAGGCTGCAATGATGGAGGCAATAGCAAGTTTGATGTAGTCGTCTGCTGTTGCCTTTGGCGGTTTCATCTTGACGATCTCGCCTTTGTCGTTCTTTTCGGCAATGGTGGGTGCGAAGACATCTGATGACTTGCCACTCAACAACTCGTAGCCTGTCTCGCTTGCGGCACAATAGCGCATCTGTACTTCCTTGCCGCAAATGGTAATTGTTTTTTCTGCGTTCATTTCTTTCTGGGTTTAAGTTCCTAAATAAAAAACCGCCCGCCTTGACCATGACAAAAGTAAGCATAGCAGACGAGCGGCTTTGATGGTATTAAGCAGCCACAGTGTATTCTCCGTAGCCGTTCATTTGTGCGGTGTAGTCGGCATTCTGTCGGTTCGGACTGTTGATGGTCAACTGAGTCAGTACCACAGAACCACTGACAATCGTGCTCGATGCCGTGCGGTTGTTGTCGCCACCGACATTCGCAATCTTCCACTTGACGGGTGTACCGTTCTCGTAGATGGTTTCGATGTCGCTGAGTGACTTCGCACCGACCTGCGATGTGATAGTCTCGCCACTGCGTACAAGTGCGCCTGTAGAGATGTCGTAACTGATAGCGGTCGGCTCTTGGATGTCCCATTCTCCAGTCGTATCTTTCGTTGTCGCTGATTCCATCGTCAGGCTGACATGCAGACTGAGGCTCTTGGCAGCGGCAATGACAGCAGCAGGTGCTGCGGTATTGTCGCTTGACAGGAACAGGCGAACAAACTGACCCTTGGTGTAAGAACCGAGAGCGATGACCTCCACAGCCTCGCTGCTTCCAACGGTTTCGAGTGCAGAAGTCCCGACAAATTGGAGGGCCTTTGTGCTATTCTCTCGGTCGTTGAAGTTAAATACCACGTCATTCAAGAATGCCTGACCCTTGCGGGCAAAGGTAGCCTTCTGACGTGTCTGGTTGTCGGTGGTGCTCGTCTCATCCCACATCAGCGTCATGGGCTGCATACTCTTGATGGCGGTGAGCATAGCAGCAGCATCAGCGACGTTCAGAGAGTCGCAAGATACCGACCATCCCTTGCTGATGACCGTCGGCATATCGGCAGCTCCTACCACGTCTTTGTTCGTCCCGTTGTCCGTATTGTTCGTCAGCGTTACGGTGCACCCTGTGGCCATTCCTATCACCTTGTACTTGCTGGCTGTAGCGTCCCAAATACAGATGCGAAAGTTCTGTCCTTTTAAAGATCCCATATTCGTAAATTTTTAGATGATGTCAACTCTGAGTGTGTAGGCACTACCGTCTGCCTTGCGACCAACTGCACCGACACTGTACTTCGTGTCGGCTGGGATGTCGTTGACCATATCAGCCAACGCCTCCCGTGTCGGAGCTTCGAGTACGGCTGTACCGTTCTTCAGCAGTTCTTCCACGAAAGCGGGTTTTCCGCTATCAGATGTCTGAGTTGCTTTCTTGCTCATCGTCGTATTTGTTTGCGACATCGCACTGATAGTGAACTAAGTCCCAATAGCAAGGTTTCATCCAATCCCATTGTACACCGTCGGTATGTGGAAAACCTTCGATGAGGTTAGGGATATAATCGCCATTGCTGTAAAGTGTCTTGACATAGTTGTTGACAGCACGTATCGCCATCATCGCTATATCATCTACTTCATTCTTGTCTTGTGCGCCAATTTCTATTGCCGCACCTACCTGCCAATTACTCGGCATCCAATCATCATCCTTCGTCTGACTCGCAGGATGTTTGCCCTCGTCACGGATGACGATGTATGGAAGCGGCGTGTTGTCTGTTTCGTCAGGACTAACCTCGAAACAAGTCGATGCCACGCGACCGCCAACCACATTCATGAGGTTTGCATCTGCTTTGATGGCGTTGAAGATGAGTTCGTCGAGTTTCAGCATAGTTTCACTTAGTGCTTCGTCGGTTATACTTTTCGTTACAAATCCTCGCTATCTTTCTGGGGAACCGGCGGGCAGACAACCTTTGCTGTTGCATCGGAGCCGCCCGCCGGAGGAACTAATCCCAGAAAGAAGGCGAGCGAAGAGAGTTTAGTCGCCAATCACGTTAGACGAAGCAGGAGTAACAACCTTCAGCAGCTTGAAGGCCTGGGGCTTGTGCGGGTTGTTGTTGTCGCCGCCGTTGACGAGCTTAGACAACTCGGTGAGAGAGAGCTCCATGTTCAGGGTCACAACGGTGGAGTTGCGTGCGCTGACAGCGGCACTCTGAGAGTCAACCGTCAGGCGAACCTCACCGTGCTGCTCGAAGGCGAGGTAGCGGTAGTGACCGATACCGATGTAGTGAACACCGGCCTCGCGCTCGTACTGACCGCCGCCATTCAGGTGGCCGTTGATGTGGCCGCTGATGGTCATGGGGTAGCCCACGCACTTGCCGTCCTGTACGACGGTGCGGTCGGAGGTCAGACCAGAAAGCAGTTTGGTGAA